AATATTAGAGCGTGGGCGAGCTAAGCTCCGGCGTAGCTAAGGCTGCTGCGTAGCGTAGTGGTACCTACCCTCCCAGGGGTACACACCGCCGCGCGTGTCGTAAATTTATGCCGGCAACAGCCAGTTTTGGCGTTCCGGCGGGTTTTAGGTGAGAGAAACTCTACTTTTTCAGTCCACTCCCACGCGCCTTCCAGACACAAAGATAGGGGTATTTTAGGCAACACCAATTATGAGTACCCAATTGATCACCGATATATTGGTACTCAATTTACCTATTGGGGACACATTTACCTTACTACATTTACCCATTCACCTCAGTAATTTATAATTTACTAAATTACCACGCAGTAAAAACAAATACATTCTTTTTTTTATTTTAATTTTATTTATTCAGTGAGGACCACTGATTATTCTTGTTGTTATTGTCTTCTTCTCACGTTTCATATGTTGTTTATTTCTTTTTTCATTTTTTTTTCATTTCTTTTGTTAGTTTCGGTTTCCTTTTTCGCTGCGCGACCATTTTCAACGAATAGAATTCATGGTTAAGTGTTATATATATTTTAGGGTTAAGTGTTATAGATATTTTTTCCTTTTCTTATCCTTTTTTTTCTTTTTAATTTTCTTCTTCCTAATTATATAATAATTAGGATTCATTAGAACTCCCACTTACAAAACCAATTAATATCAACGTCAACATCCATGAAAAATATCTCCACTACAAAATATATGAACATAACCAAACCACGTATATCAATAATAACCATATATCACAACTTTTCGTTCTATTTAATGTGTGTTCATATGTCATGAACACACACACAACAAAATGACGATCAAATACAATAACCAGAAGGGAATGAAATTCATCATAGACGTCCGATTGAAAACAGATAACTCCATTCTGGTTCAAATACAGCTATTCTCAACAGGATCTCCATCACTGACGACGAAGAAGTTCATGATTCCATACGGGCACAGTGGAATCATACCGCCATTCAACTTCAATAATCTGGAAGAAGGGATACAAAACATGTTAGCCCTCATGTACAAGGAGTCTACTATAGGAGAATTCAAACAAGAAGACATGGTGGAGGGAATTGATATGCTAATGATGGAAGAGGCTCCTGTAATAGACATTAATGTAATGGATGCATACGATGTGTTTACGCATTCATCCGTATAAATGCGTATTTATAACAATAATAAATGAGAATGTTTTGTTATCATATTCTCTAATATACGAAGCCCAATTTCAATGTATGATAAAAGCCCAATACAAACAGGCCCAATAGCATTTACAGGCCCAATAATTCTGAAGTTCTAACATGTGGGACCCACTACGTCCCCGGAGGCACCGCTCGCCCACGGT